CCATTACCAGTAAAACTCAAATCATTTGTCTCAGATTCAGCACTTAACTTTAAAGTACCTGTGCCTTTTATCTGAAAATGACACTCAATCAAACATACTTTTGATTTGTTTGTGCCACTAGCTAATTCTTCAGCGTCAACTACTATCTGGTCTTTTTCATCCTTGATACCCTTCGATTGTACAATATACTTCGAAGTGGTATCAACAATAGCTGTATTCGTAATCGCCATAGAAAATCCTATCTACTATGCAGTAAATGATTCGTCTTTTCTTAATTCGATAATTACACTACCAGAAGTTCCAAAAGCACTTAACTCTAAATCTCCTGAAGTAGCACCAGTATTTGTTGCGTTGTTCGTAATTTTACCAGCAGTACCATCATAGTGACCTGTACCTGCAAGTTGAATTGCGATAGTATCCGATGAAGCACCTTTAAATTGTATCTGTACATGACCTGTATTGTCATCAGCAGTACCTTGTACTAAAGACCACCATATTCTAGTGATATCTAATTTTGCTCCATTAGCGTGTCCTGATAAACCACTTGCGTCTAATATGTTAGAGTTAGCAGTAGTGTTATCATCCATGTTTACTAGAACAGTAACTTTACCACCTGACGCACCACCAGAAGCTTCTACTACCGTATCTCTGAGCGTTCTTGTTGCAATTGCCATTTTTTATTTCCTTACTTTATTGTTTCGTTATCAATATATTTTTCTATATTTGATACATTGATATTATGTTTTTTAGCCACTCGATTAATAATACCTTCAACTTTTCCTATAAGAGGATCAGAGGTCTTATCAATCATACTATAAACATCATCTATAGCAGCCTTCATCTTTGGAGATAACTTATTATACTCCTTACCTTTATCAGGTCCACCATACCTTCGTTCAGATATTTGTCCTTTAAACTTCTGAAACGTCAGGTTGTTCATTTGGTTCCTCATCATTGTCTATCTCAACAGGCTCTTCAGCAGGTTCTTCTTGCGTTTCTGCTTCTTGCGAGCCACTCAATACAGAATTATTTTCTAAATCTTCCGTTTCATGAGCTGCGTTCAACCAATCATTTGCAACAGTCATTCTTTTATCATCTAAGGCACTACCTATTTTATCTGATAGAGCACTTTTAAATGAGTCTTGAGCTGCGATATTATCGCCATTTGCAAGAGAATCAACCATTGCTTTTACATTATCTACTTTTTCATTATCTGACATAATTAATTATCTCCTATATTTATATCGTTAGTATCATCATCTTCCATACTTGCGCCTTCAGGATTTGCAATAATACCTTGTTTAATTTCGTTGCGAATCTGAGTATCAATATCAATGATATCTTCATCACTTTGTCTCAATACATTCTTTCTAACATATTCAACAGAGAAATACTTACCAATATACGGACTAACCTCATTTGCAAGATTAAGTCTTTCTCTTAGTAATTCAGCATTCTTTAACTCAGAAAAATATCCATCTTTTAAATAATCATATTGGATATGTTCTTTTAAATTTTGCCAATCTTCTATTGTTATAATACCTTTTAAAACTAATTGTGTTTTAAGTATATCATGAAATAATTGAGTAAATCTTTTTCTTAGTCTTTGTACAAACTTTGTAAATTTAAGTTCATCTCTAGTAATTTCTGCAGCTCTACCTAGATTGAAACCGTTTTCTGATTCCATTCTAGAGATAGGCACGTTAAGAGATTTGTATAATTTCTTTTGAAAGTATTGTACGTCTGATATCTCACCAAGATTTTGACCACCTGCAAGTGTAGAAACTTCGGTACCTTTTGCACCTTCTCTACGAGGTAACCAAAAATCTTCAAGCATAGACATATGTTTTCTGTCGTCTCTAATCTCACCAGTAGAAGCGTCATAGACAAGTTTGTTTCTATATCTTGCCATAACATCTCTTAAATAAGATTCTGCTTTTACTTTAGGTAAGTTACCTACATCAACATAAAATATTCTTCTTTCAGGTGCTCTTACTATTCTGTAAATAACAACAGCATCTTCAATCATTCTTAATTGATTGACAGGTTTAATTGCCTTATGTAAATGACTCATAACCATATTCTTAGTTTGGTCTATTACACCTGATGTGATATAAGATATTGAGTCAGAGGAAATTTTCAAACCAGCATTTGAGTTGCCAGATGACATTCCTTTTTCATTATAGACAAACCACTCTGCTGTTTTTTCTATAATCTCGATACCTTTTGCACCTTTAGTATCTCTTTTCTTTGTAATCTCACGAACTTTTTTAATCTTTCGTGGATCAATATATCGTAATTCTGTTATGCCTTTTCGTGGACTATTCGGGTCTATGACCTTATGAAAGTATATTCTGCCATCAATATAAAATCTTTTGAATATATCGTGACCTTTTTCGTCAAAGTTAAGTAAGCTCATAACTTCGTCAAACTCATTACGAATTTTGCCTTTAATACTCTCTGAGACTGCTAGTTTATCTAACGATACTGTAACAGATTGGTCTCTTTCGTCTGAGACAATAACCTCATTGATGATATCTTCAATTGCCATATCACACTCTGGGTGTTGAGCAACTTCTCTATATCTTTTAATTAAATCGACATCATTCTTAGCAGTAACCTCCATATCGAGATATTGGCCAAAGTAGCCGCCAGCCGATATAGTGGTTGTGCCGTCATCAGGAGAAGGAACCGTGAAGGCCTGTTTGGCCTCCGCCGGTTTCTCCTTGTCGTCTGTTTGTCGAGTTATTTGGAAGCCAAGTAATTGTACCATATTATATTTTCCTTATAACTTGTTTATTATTATGTAGTAGTATCTGTTTCAAAATACTGATATGTAAATGAACAACCGAACTCCTCGATAGCATTATTTGTGCCATAGTTAAGTGCGATATCATCTAGAGCAGTTGGGAATGCACCTCTTAAAGTATAAGATTTAAGAGTAGCGCCGTTTCTGTCTAAATGGTCAATGAATATATCAACTTGATAATCTGAAGGATTAGTTAAACCCTCGTTATCAGTCATGTTATTCATCCCGTTCATCCATCTTTCTAGACCTCTGTAAATTAAGAAGTCCGTGTCGTTTAACACAGTAATAGACCATGGATTAAATGTTCTATCACCGACTAGGTTCAGTATTCTTCCTCTAAAGTTTACAGGAACAGTACCAAGATTTTGCCCAGGTATTGATGTTGCGTTACATAAGAATGCTAACGTAGCAGTCTCTCCACCAACTGCTGAGTAACCAGGAAAAGGTAAAGTTACCTTAAACTGATTGGCTCTTGCACCACCGCCTTTTAGTCGGGCTTTAAAGTCATTAATGTTTGCCATTGTTTATCCCTCCTATGCGCCTGCTACTTCTGAAAAGGCAACGCCTGTTCTCGTAGCAATAAAGTTAAGTTGAATGAAGTTAATAGAACGAGCAGGTTTAACAAAAATGTCAGCCCTAAATTCGTTTCTATCAATAACGTCTCCAGTATTATTTGAATCATCACAAACAACACTAAAGTCCGTAATACCTCGTCTGCCTTGTATATCTCTTAGGAATGGTTCTACAAGATTTCTAAATTGAGCTCTTGTAAATTCATCATTAAACTCAAAGAGTTGGAACTTAGCAGCAGTTGATATTGCTTTTTCTAGAGTAATGAATAATCTTCTTACATTAATTCTATCGAAAGCACTTGGTTTAGATTGAGCAGTTTTATCACCAAACAATACCGTACCTTGCCCTGGGAATGCTACAACAGGATTTATCCTTGCTTTGTATAATTCATCTCTTTGAGTTTGGTTTGGATTGAATGCTAATTTTACTGCACCTCTAATCTGCCCTCTGTTAAATCCAGCGGGTGAGAAGAAAGGATCAGCGATGTTATCTGTTCTTGCACAAAGTCCAGCGATGTCACCGTTTAATGGTACAAATCTGAATATATCAGAGTATTTGTCATACATATATTTGTATCCACTATCAATAACAGCGTAACTTGATGATGGTAAACCATCAGCAAATGCCACGACATTTTGTGTTTGTGTAACAGCGTTTGCAACACCTACAACATCTGCTCTCGCAGGTGAAATAAATGCCACACAATCTTTTCTTGCAGTTGCGATATCCATAACAGCAGTTGCTTTTGTGTCGCCAGTAGCGTCAGCACCTGTTTGTGAAGGACCACACATCAATAAAGATATGTCAACGTTTTCTACATCACTAAATTTTTCGTATGCAGTAGCAATCTCAGCGTTAGTAGCCACATAGTCATCTGTTCCACCAGAAAGTGAAGTAGATGATACTACGAAAGCGTCACCAACAGTATTATCAAAAGTTGTTCCTGTTTTACCAAGACCGTCTGATAAAGTAGCGATGTGGTCTATCCAATAGATAAACTTACTGTTTCTGTAAAGTACATCTGGATAATAGTTTGAGTTACCAGAAGCGTCTTTAGCGTCATGTGCCTGTGAGACACCAGCAAAAGTTTCTAGTATTTCGCCTGCAGTTCCTGTGATTGATCCATCTTCGTCAACAACGACAATATGCATTTCGTCTAATGAACCGCCTGCAGCTGATACATCATCAGTTGTTGTTGGTGGTCCAGAAAATTGAAAATAATATTCCCAATGTCTTAGAACTTTAGCGTTATCAACAATAGCGTGTCTTAATCCACCTGTTTCTGTTTGACCAGTAGCAGTATTGAATCTTGCGATTGTTAGAACATGAGTGTTAATTGCAGTTACCTTGTAATAATGTCCTGAAGGTGCACCTGAAGCTGAAGGCACAGTACTTGCGTCTCCAAACTCTAAAATGTCGCCTACTTGAAATAGAGATCCATCATCCATAGTGATAGTTGTATCTCCGATAGCAGCAGAAGAATCATTTGTTAAAGTTCCACTTTGAGAGTGTGGTCCGAAAGCTGTTGAGTTA